GGCTCCTGGAACTCTTCCCAGGGGTTCGTGCGCTCGACAAAGACCCGTAGCTTCCAGGACGCTGGGTCTTTCTCGGCTGCGACCGCGAGCGCTTCCTGCGCGGTTACCTCGGTGCGCAGGATGGCCGCGAGCTCGTCGCGGATGATCTCGAAGGTGTCGCGCTTGTCGATGAGGGTGGTGATGCGCGCCATCGCTCAGCCTCGGTAGGTCTCGAGCATGCAGGTCACGATGCCGAGCGCGCGGTCCGGCATGGCTTCCTGCACCTTGTAGGTCTGGGCGGCGCCGTGGATGTCCGCGAAGCGCACGACCCAGGGCTTCTGTCCGCTGTCCGACACGCCGCGTGGGATGCCGATGTTGAGAGCGCCGAGCATCGCGGTGGACAGCGCCACCGACGCCTGTCGCCCGCTAACCACCTGCCCGGTGTCGGGGTTGATGGTCTGGCCGATGTCGGTCGAGAAGCCGGTGAGCTCGACGGTGACGCCGTCAGGGCTCGTGAGCGAGATCGGCCAGGCGAACCCGGTCGTTTCGTCCGCCAGGATCGCGACCAGGTCGAGCGCGGCCTGCGCGCGCAGGTTCACTTGGTGTCGGGCTCAGGCTTGGTCTGCTCGCCCTTGCGAGCGAGAATGCCGGACTTCACGAGCTGGTCGAGGCGCTCCTGACCGCCGGAGAAGTCCTTGGGCGAGATCCCCCGACCCGCTTCGACGATGCCGCGCAGAGTGGTCACCGACTTCCCCTCGGCAACGATGTAGCCCGAGGTCTCCGCTTCCTGCTCGACCGCCTCATGGTCGAACGAGCCGCGGGCTGCTGCAGCTTGGGCGTCTTCAGCCTTCTTGGCCTCGCCGTCCAAAACCGGGGCATGAGCGGTCTGCGTCACTGTGGGGTCTGGGGTCGACGCGCGCGCGGTGGCATCCCTCGGCTCCATCGTGCCGCTCTTCTGAGTAGCTTCCTGGCGACGAAGGTCCGCGAGCTTCTCAGTCAGCTGCTGAGTACTGAGCCCGTCGGTCGACGGCTGGGGTACGCCGAGCTTCTCGGCGAGCGCGCGAACGTCCGCCGCGAGCTTGTCGGTTTCCTTGTTGGCCATGACATGGTTCTCCTGTTTGAGTCTGTCCGTGAAGTAGTGCGCGCAGTGGGTTACGCGGTCTTCAGGCAACCGAACGAGTCGATCGCCGTGGGGATGGTGAGGGGGCGCGTGCCGACCTCGATCTTCAGCTGCTTGCCGTTCGGCGAGATCCATGCGTTGAGGGTCACGTCGAGGCGACTGTCGCTGTTCGAGATGCGCGGCGGGAGGAACGCGAGAGCGCGCCCCTCAGGCGCGGCGACCAGTGGAATAGCACCGTAGGTCAGATCGAGACGGGCGTTCTCGGAAAGGACGATCACGCTGTCCTGGTCCACATACTCCCGAATCGCGCGGGTCTGAGGATCGACGTAGGTCCCTGCGTAGGAGTACATCTCGTAGTCGTTGTGGTCGACCGTCAGCGTTCCCTTGAAGCTGCCACCACCTGCGCGTCGCTGTGGCTTGATCTCACCGATGTTGATGCGCTCAGCCTTGAAGAGCTCGATGACCTTCGGGTCCGCGAGGAACCTGCGCCACGCGCGCTTACCAAAGATGAGCGTGCGCGGGACCTGACGGCCGTCGCGTCCGACAACCTCGCCGAGAGCGCCGAGGTCAGAGATTTTGTCCGAGCTCGCCTGATCCCAGGCGGTTCCGACAGTAGGGAAGTGCGACGTGCGCGGACCGAAGTCGAGCACGTAGAGCGCTCGCCCGGCGCTGTCACTGAGCGTGAGCTTGCCGCTCTGCAACACCTGTGCGGCCATCAGTTCGACAGCCCGGCGAATCTTGTTCTCGAGCTTGCGCGCGACGCGGAAGCTTCGGGTCGCAGCGTTCGCGTTGAAGTCCGGGTCCTGGTACAGGAACTCGCCGGGGTTGCGTTGCATCAGCTGGAATGCGTCGATGGTGGCGGACTCATCGAAGACCGGCGGCGTGAACGCCTTGGTCTGGTAGTACGTCACCTCGTTCTCGCGGGTGCCGGTCGTCATGTCCTGCACGACGATGGCGATTTCTTCGTCATCGCGAATGACGTCGAGCTCCACTTTTTCGGATGTGTGGAAGTTCTTGTCGGGCGACTGGAAGTAGCTCGTGAGGTAAGGGACCGGAGTCGCCTCGTTCACGTACATGTCGATCAGGTGCCTGGTAGATGCGTCTGACATTGCGCATTCGTCCTTTCCGCTGCAGACGCACCCGTCCGAACGCGCCGCGCAGACCTTCTGCGCGCGCTTCGGGGTGGTCGTGGAGACTGATGAGTGGGAGGGGGCCGGGTTAGCTGTTCAGCGCGAGCTGCTGCACGTCGATCGGCGTGATGCCGCAGTTGCGCAGTTGATCGAGGTGACCAGCGGTGATGTTCGTGCCGTTGCCGTCGGCAGCGATGATGAGACGGTTGCGGTTCGCAACGCCGCGAACCATCGCCCGGATCGACTCATCGCCAGCGCTCGCGCGTGCCACGTCGTAGGTGAGCACAGCCTTGGGGATCTCTGCTCCACCCGAGCCGGCAGGGGAAAAGGGCACGAGCTTTCCTGTGGCAGCGACGCGCGCAAGGATGGTCCCCTTCAGAACCGTGGCTGCTCCCGCGAAGGCCAAGACTTCGTCGCGGAACTGGCCATCCTGAAGCTCGATCCCGCCCCCGATGTACGTCGTCGTCGTTTCGATGTTAGGCACCGGATCCTCCTCGCTTCTTCAGGATGGACACGACCTTGTCGCCCATGTCCTCCTGAGCTGCTGCTTCCGCGCTCGGCGTTACCCGAGCGCCATCGACCGCCTGGCCCGCCGCGTCGGAATCGGCCTGACGCGCGTTGCGGTCGCTCTTGTTCATGGCGGAAGCTTGATACCGGGCCATGAACGTCATGGTCATCCCTTCGCCTTCGCGGATCGCCGCGTGCGCGATGTCGAGCCCGTCCTTGCCGATCGGCTCGCCCAGCGTGAGATGCGCGATGACGCGGTCGCGCTCGGCGGTGACGCCTTCGGCGCGAGCGTCCGTGCGAACTTGCTCGTAGAGCTCCGGATGCGAGGCTTTCAACGTACGTAGATCCATCTGCGTTTCCCCTTGCTCCTCGGCCTGGGCTCCGACCGGTTGCTGTGTTGCTCCTACGGCGCGAAGGCCCGGCTTCGCGATTGAATCGATCATCCCGCGCTTCTTCGCCTCACCCGCGAGCAGCGTCGCGCCACGTCCGTAGTCCTCGCGGACGTCCTTCGCCGTTGTGCTGTTACCGCGTCCACGCGCGATGGCGTCGATAAAGAGCTCGTGGATGGCGTCCAGCTCTCGCCGCACGACCTCCTTGCCCTCTTCGGTCTTCACGTTCGGGCGCTTATCCGGCGAGTCGGTGTTGGTGATCTGGATGTAGTCGTCGAACACCCAGTACGCCGTCGCGACGCCGACTGATCCGAAGCTTGCACCCGCGTTGGTCGCTTCGATCTTTCCTGCGACCGCCGAGATTCCGTACGCCGCCGACATGGCGTTCTCGGCCTTGACGCTTAGCGCCTTCGTACCGCGGAAGTCCTCGATGGCGGCCAAGACCTCGAAAAGGCCGTCGACGGTGCCTCCGGGGCTGTCCACGTAAAGCACCACGGACTTGACGGTCGGGTCGCTCTTCGCGATGGCAAGGCCGGTGATGATCGACCGGTAGGTGGTATTCCCGCCGCCGAAGAAGTAGGCGAAGATGTCGGGCGTCTTCGTGAGCACGCCCTGGACGCGGATCTCCGCGGTCGAGCCTGCGAGCCGCATGTTGCGCGGAAGCTCGCCGTCGCGCAGTTCAACTTGCTGGCGCTCTTGGAATGCCGCGGCCTGCTCTGCCGTGGGCTTTGCGCCAAGCTTGCGCGCCTCCTGCATCTGTCGAACGACAGACTCTTCGATCAACCATCCGGCCATGATTGGGACCTCTTTCAGGAGACGACACGGAGCGACCCGGGGGTCGTCTCCTCGTCGTCTTCGTCATCCTCCTCGTCGGCCTTGGAAGACTTGCCGGCGTTGAGGAATTGTGGGTCGAGCTTGGTCAGCGGCTTGTTCGCAGTCGCGAGCTGCTCGTTCTCTAGCCGCAGCTTCTTCACGTTCTGCGAGAACTTCGTGCCAGTAAGCTCGCGGCTGGCGCGATCGCGCGTGATGAAGCCGGACTCGACGAGCTTCTCGTAGCCGGTCACGAGCTTAGTCAGGTCGACACTCGGTTTGATGTTTCCGCTCCAGTCGCAGGCCGTCCATGCTCCAAAGACGTCGTACTGCCGGCTGTCCCGCCAAGCCTTGACTAGCTCGGGCGCGCGGACCTTCCCCGACAACACCATTGCCAGGAGCCACTCGACGTAGATGGGCTGGCAGAAGCTCTCGCCGAACGCCGTTCGAACCTTGTTGAGGTAGATCTTGAACTCGTTGATCGCCGCCTGACTCGCGGAGTAGTTGCTCGAGAAAGAGAGGCGCAAAATCTCGGGCGGGATCTCGTTGGCCCATGCGACGGCCTGGACGATGGCCTCCTCGAAGTCGCCGAACTTCTCGTCGGTGCCGTGCGAGGGGAACGCTTGCGGCTCCTCACCGGGCTGCAGTTCGTCAAGCACGAGACCGGGGATGCCCTCGGCAACGTTGTACCGGCGCGGCTCTCCCGCCGCTCCGATCTGGCCAGTCTCCACAGCGGTACGTCGAACGGCGCCGCCGGTGATCGGCTTCGAGCCAGGCTTGTCCTGGGACTTCTTCACGAACATTGCCAACATCGAGTTGACGACGGCTTTGCGCTGCACGCTGTCGCGGTAGCGGTCGATCTCGCGGAGTGACTGAAGGACGAGCGCCAGGAGAGGCTTGCCGCGGACATCGTCGAGCCGCTTGTCCGTTCCGTACATGAGCCAGGCGAGCCGGCGTCCGGACTTCTCCCCCCACGCTGGCATGCGCCGCGACGTGCCCTCCTGCTGGGTCACCCAGTAAGCGACCTGCCGTCCCAAAGGGTCGAGTTCGACACCGTGTTCGAGGCGATTACCGCGCGCGAGGTTCGCTGAGATCCCAAGCCGGGGTGACTGCACGGCCGAACCCTTGACGAGCTGCACCCGAGGCAGCTGCGTCGGCTGGTACTGGCGGAGCACCACGAGGACATCGCCGGCGATGAGCGCCTCCATGCGTGCCATCGCTTGGAGCGACCCGAACGTCATGAGCTCACCGTGGTCGCATAGCCACGGGTCGCTCTGCCAGAGCGCAAACCGCTGCTCGACGTCCTCGGCCCAGTCGGCGAGTGAGTCCTCATCGAGTCCAAGCAGTTTTTCGGCTGGCGTTGCTTCGAGATGCAAGCCCACCGCGATCTCGTTCGTGACGAGCCGGCGCACGAGGCCGCGCGCGTACAGGTTCGTCTCGAACAGCTGGCTCGAGCGCGCCCTGAGGGTCCAGTAGTCCGCGCTCAACAGCTCCGTGGCCCCAAAGCCACCGGGGAACTTCGAGCCGGTATGCCAGCGCTGAGTGACGTCGTAGTTGTCGAGTGCGGTAACAGGAACGACTGGCGTTCGGAACCACGATCGAAAGTCGCTTGCGGTCGGCAGTCCCTGGTGCATCAGAACCCCGGCCGCACGTAGACAGTCCCCGCCCCCGGTTCAGACTGCAGCTCACGCAGCTCGTTGCGCAGGTGCTCGAGCAGCAGACGCAGCTCGCCTATCGTCGCGCGCGTGACGGTCTGCCGCGTCTGGCCACTGTCGATCGTGTAGCTCTGTGCTCCACTCACGATCCTGCTGATGGCGAGTCGCACCTCGGCGATCTGACCTTGCACAATCTCGATTTCAGCGAGACGTACAGGGTCGACGATCGGCATGGTCTTACTCGCTGTAGAAGAGCTTGTCGGAGAGGGCGCGCTCGTAGAACGCCGTCCAGTTCACGAACTCGAGTCCGAGTTGGTTGCGGCACACGTCCCACGCGATGAGATCGAGCGCGGCGTTGTTGTAGATGAGCAGATCCCAGAGTTCGTTGTTTGCACCTGAGGGTCGATGCCACTCGAAGCCGATGCGCTTGCCCGTCGACTTCTCGATGCGCTCGCGCTTGACCTCGACAGTCAGCTCCTTGAGCTGCTTGTCGGTGAGGTCGTCCGGGCCGTTGAAGAATGTCTCCGGCTGCAGGCTCTCGCCGTCCCATCCACGGCGCAGCGAGGCGCTCCAGCGGTCCTTGTAGATGTCGACGGTGACGCCGTAGGCGGTGGTGCCCATCGGGGTCGTAAAGGTACTGAACTCCTTGAGCGTCGCGCTCTTTGGTGGGAGATCGCGACCCTTCACCGGGTAGACGCCGCCCTCATACTCCGAGGCGAACCTGTACACGTCGTCGCTGCGGTAGCCGGAGTCGATGAGCGTCAACTGCACCTCGTAGCGCTTGCCGTCGTCTGCGACGAACTCGCGCTCCTCGATGAGTTTGCGGAGCCGGCCCCAGGTGTCGGGGTTGTCGAGTTGCTCGGTGTCGCCCTCGTAGCGCGCGTACTCAATGAGCACGGCGCGTCGGTCGCGGCACCACCCGAACACGCCGACGGCGAGATTCTCCTTGTGCACGTCGACGGCGCAGGTGAGGAGTAAAACAGGCCCGCCGCAGTGCTGACTCGTCGCCTCGTTTGGGATCTCGCCGAATCGGTACCACGGGCGTCGATGCGCTGAGACGTGGTGATGAAGAAGCCTCTCGCCACGTACCTCGAAGGGTTGGCCGAGGACGTTGTTGTAAAATGTCTGCAGCCTGCCGTTATCGCGCGAGCGCTTGTTCGCGACGTCCCACGCCTCGAGCCACTGCTGCACGCAGGCCTCCCAAGTCTGCATACCGACAGGTGAGTAGAGTGCACTGAGGTGGTAGCTGCGGTAGTGTGGCGACGTCGCGACGGCGGTCGCGCGCCACTCCGCACCGTGGTCCGGGGAGAGCAGCCGCGTCTTGTCGTCGTTCGTGTGCGCGTGGCCGCAGTTCTGACAGAGGTAGCGGACAGACTCCGGCACCAGCCGGTCATTCTCGGTCTCCCAGACGATGCCGCTCACCTCGCCCGTGTCGTTGTTCGTACGGCTCCAGCGCAGCGTCTGCGGAAAGCCGCACTTGAGACAGCACACGTCGTAGTAGCGCTGGTCGCCCTGCGTGAAGCGCCGGTGAATCTTCGATCGGCCGAGGATGAGCGGAGTGGATATGTCGAGGATCTTGCGCGTGCTCTCGTACGCCGCCGTTCGCGCCGCGGTTAGCTTGAGCGGGTCGCCGTCCTTCCCGACCTGGTCGGGCCATCCGTCAATCTCGTCGCGAAGCATCACCTGGATAGACAGCGACCTGAGTTTGTTCGCGTTCTGCGCCCCAAAGGGAACGAGGAAGCCGCCACCCAGCCATTCGATCTTCTTGTCGGTCTTTCCTGACTTGTGCGAGTTCGCTTCGTCTGTTGATCGGAGCAAACTGTCAAGCCCCGAGAAGTGGAGCATCGGGGTGATGTAGGACTCCATGCGGTGCTTGGCGAGTTCGCTGTCGGCGGTCACCAGCATGATCGGCGCGGTTTTCACGTGCGCGATCAGATAACCAATGAGGTTCTCCAGAACCCCCACCGTGCCACCGACCTGCGCACCCTTGCAAAAGGCTACCTCGCGCACGGGTGAATCCGGGCTCATGCAGTCGACAATCTCGCGCAAGTAAGGCGTCACCGCGAAGCTGAAGAAGCCTGGCAGCGCGCTTGCGGATGGCGGCAGGTAGCGATGCTGCTCGGCCCACGCAGAAGGCGTTTCCCAGGTGTGCTCTGTTGTCAGGTTCTCGAACTGCTGCGCGAGCCATTCACGCTGACTCGAGAGGAAATCGGGATCGGAGTGCATGTACAATCGTCCACTGCGTATGTCCGCTTGTTCCTTCGTCTACGCGCTCTACGAGGAAGGATTCCCTGACGCCGTTCGCTATGTCGGTCGAACGACGCGTGGAACCAAGCGCATCGCCGAGCACCACCAATGCCGAGGGCGCGGGCACTGCAGACGTTGGATTCAATCGTTGAGGAAGGGAGAGAGAGGACTCTGCTATCGCGTTCTCGAATACTGCCCGGCCGACGAGCTTAATATGCGCGAGCGCTATTGGATCGCGCGATTGCGATCCGAGGGTCATCGCTTGACCAATCTTACCGACGGTGGAGATGGCTGCCTCGGACGGCCTCTCAGCGAGGCTTCCAGGAAGAGGCTATCGACGCTCGCGCGCTTGCGGCCTCCACCGACGGATGCGATGCGCCAGAGAATGCGCGAGGCGCATCTCGGCAAGCGGCATGACGAGGCAACGCGAGCGAAGCTGTCCGTGGTACAACGTGGGAAAAAGCGCACGGTGGAGACGCGCAAGCGGTTGTCCGCCAGCAAATTCGGTCACGCTGTCAGCGCAGAGTGCCGCGCCAAGCTCGCTGCGGCGAATCTCGGCAAGACTGCATCTGAGCAGACCCGCCGTCGAATGATGGAGAGCGCCGCTCGCGGAGAGCGCAACCCTCAGGCGCGGCTGAACGAGGAGCAGATTCGAACGATCCGGCAACGCGCGAGTCTCGGCGAGCGGCACAGAGCAATCGCCAGCGATTTCGGAGTCAGTCAGGTAACAATCAGCAAGGTCGTGCGTGGCGTGGCTTGGGCGCACGTGAAGTGAGCGCTACCGCTTCCGCAACACACGCGCGGCAGTGGCTTTGACCGGTTTCAGCTGCGCGCTGATGATGTCGCGCACCATGTTCTTGGCCTCCTCCAGCGGCATGCCGCTCTTCACGGCACCGTAGAGACGCTGCGTGATGGTCGAGACGAGGTCGGTCAGGAGGCGCTTGTGGAGCGACTCAAGCGCCGAGAAGATGTGCTTACTCACCAGCTCGCGCTCGATGAGCCGCCCCTCGTTCTCCTCGTTGTCGAGCCGCTTGCCGCGGATCTCCTCGATGGTCTTGAGCGAGGCGAGGAAGTCCTTGAACCGCTGCTCCGTGCCGAAGCGCTCGAGCAGCGGACGGATGAGGTCCGCGAGCTCCTCGAGGTCGTCGTCCGAGCCGAGATGCGGGGTCGAGGATAGCGGTCCCGCTGAGCGCGGTCGGGCTGTGAGGAGGACCGAGGGTGCTCGTGCACGCACCGCGCTGGGCGTGGTCGGCGCGGCACCGAGCTTCGGCGGCTTCTTGCCCTTACCTTTGAGGTACGCGACCACACTGGGGTGGTCGACGTCGATTCTCTTACCATCGCAAGCCTCAGCCAGCGTGGCCTTGCAGGCCTTCGAGATGGCGACGTCCGAAACGCCCGCGAGCCGCGACAGCTCTGCACGGGTGATGTGCCTAGGTGGGCGGTCTGTCATGGAATTTCAGCTAATGTGCCGAGCGTCGCCGGTTCGGAGGTTCGGTTCGGGGTCCGAACAGACATCGATCGTTCGAGAGGGGCGCGGTCCGCATGGTGGTCCCCGTGTGATTTTCGTTGGGCTTTTGCCGTGCCTACTACTGGATAATTACACAAAGAACACCCTGTTTCCGGGCCTGACTTGGGACAC